GGACCTTCTAGAAGAGCATTAACATCTTCTTCAATATCAAAGTTTTCTTTGACTTCCTCTTCATCCTCATCTTCTTCATCTTCTTCATCTTCGTTTTCTTCACCTTTCTTTTCTTTTTTCTTAGGTGATTCTTCTTCAGATTCTTCAATTACTTCTTCATCTTCAAGATATTCATCTTCGTCAATTAGATCTTCATCATCAAGATCTTCTTCTTCTTTAACTGATTTCATTGCTTCAGCGGATTTAGCGCCCTTATTCACAACATCTTTAACTTGCTTAAGAGTTGCTCCAGGCGTTTTTAATTTTGCCGAATCATCATCAGTCTTATAGTTCTCGGGAGTAGGTCCCCCAAGATCTTCCCATCCACCAGTTTGTCCTGGGGTAGAACCTGATAAATGTGGCATAGCATCCGCTGCTTTGGCATTTGCATTAACAGCGGTTTTGGATTGCTTAGTGCCTACTTCCATTTCTTGTAAATCTCCACGAGACATTTGAACTCTCCGTTTAACCTTACGTTATAAACTATATTTATTTATACTTTAATAAATTACAGGGAGTTTAAAAACTCATTGAACAGAGATAACTTATAATCTTCTAATAATTTTTGATCTACCAAGTTGTTAATTTTATTTTTTGTATTTTCAATTAACCAGTTATTTCTTGATGCATCATAAATCCATTCAACACCTTCCATAATTCCTTGAACAAATGCATCTGGTGCAGAAGGATCTGCAACAATATCAGCAGCAGTTGCTAACATAAAATCTTCACCAACTTCTTTATATCCATTATTATTTTCTCTTAGAGAACCAATACCACGAGAAGAAACGCCAAGACATACACCAGAATTTAAAAGAGATTCTGCAATCTTTCCCATAGGAGTAGAAAGAATTTGTGCCTTTCCTATGAAGTTTTTACCTTCGCAAGTTAGAGAAGTTATTTTATGAGAAACTCTATCTAAATTTACGGTTGGACCATCTGGATGTCCAAGTTCTCCAAGAGCTCTTCCTTTTTGAACATAGTTTTCATTATAACGCTTCACTTCTCTTTCCATAATTTGAAATGGATAAAGTCTTCCATTGCGATTTACGCACTCACTTTGCAAAAATACTCCCTGAATATAAAGAGTCTTTTTACCATTTACAGTTTCAGTAAGAACTTGTACTGATTCTATTTCTTCTGTGATGAGTTTCATTATGCTTGTCCTGTGATTTGTACTTGTTGGAAATAAATTGTTCCTGAACCGACCCCATAAGCGGAAATCTTATTAGAAATAATCACTGAGGCATCTGCTGAGGAGAATGCAGTTACAATTCCACTTGAATTGTAATTCACAGTCATTCTGGTTTGATAATATCCATTAACACCTGCAGAAGTATCAACTGATAAAACTTGCTGATTTGTAAAGTTGTAATATGACTGCCCTGATGCAGTTAGAGTTACATAATCACCAACTCCAAATGGAACTTGAGTTCCCTCTGGAACAGTAACAATAGTTGTTGTTCCTGTTGTTATTCCAACAACTCTATTTGATGCTTTAGTTAAACCTAAAGTTACAGTATCGCCTGCAGGAACATAGTAATCAGTATTCGTTGCAGTAGGATTAACTCCAATTGCAACGTGGGCAGCACCACCAACTGCAACTACTCTCAAAACACTAGATTGCACTGAAAAGGCAGATGAAGTTGTTGCAGCACCTGCAGTAAATGTAAATGAGGAACCTGCCCCAACTGGTCTATGAGCCATTATTTTAAATACAACACTTTTAGTTATTTATAAATTGCAAATTACCTACTAATTTCTTCCCAGTCCAGGGAAGCAAAAACATCAGCACCAGCAGTATTAGATGAACATACAAGTGTTAATTCATAAGGAGTTCCAGTCAGTCCATTTCTTTCTAACTGAAACTTAAATAGTGCTTCTTTCAGAATATCTACTGATGCAGAAGATTGATTATTTGATGAGAAGAACCCAGATGCTAGAATTCTTCCACCACTTACAGATCCTCCATCAATCTTATATTCCACAGCACTATCAATACCAGCATCTACCCAAGTTCCGCCAGTAGTAGTTGCTGATGCTCTCATCTGCCAATTATATTGTGGTCCATTTCCAGTCCCCATTATTGATAGTGCAGTCAGAATTACAATCGCATCTAATCTATTTGGAGAAGATTTGAGGCGAATAGAAAGAACAGGGTAATAAGTGCCTGCAGGAGTTGGTAAATCTACTGGTGCTGTAATTGGTGTTTGAACCGCTTGTTGCAATCCACGCAATTCATAACCACCCTCTGAAATCACAGAAGAACAAACTTGTTTTAGTGTGCTAGCACTAGTTGTAATTCCAGTATTAGCAATCTCATATCTCAAAGGAAGTGATGCTGTTGTAATATAAGTTGATTGAATTAAGTTTGCGTGATGGAATGAATGTGCGTGAATGAACTTACCATCAATTACAAATCCCATTCTTACAGTTCCAAGTCCCAACCACTCAATATCCATCCAAAGAATTTGTGCTTTGGAAATATCTAGTGTAATACCAGAAACACCAGTTCCATCTAATTTATCAATATTCCAATCAGATTGTGCAACTGAAGTTGAAGTTCCTGTAGATAAACTTCTTTCTACAAAATAAGGTATTGTACCATTAATCTCAAAATACATTCCATTATCAGCACCAAAATAACCAACTCTCTGTCTTAAGTTTGTTTTTGGTGTGGCAGGAACAAAGGTATTTAAAACAAGTAAAGATTTTCCTGGTTGATATGAGAATGTTTTTGTAGTTTCTCTAATAACTGAATCACCACTTGTAGTTCCAATACCTATATTAATTAATCCTTGAGTAGTTGCAAATCCAACTGTAGAACCAGTTCCTACAATTAAACTTTCCCAAAGATTATTATCTCTATATCTATGAGAACTATCAAATAAAGTAAGTGGATTTGATACTCTTGTTCTACCAAAAGCATCTGGATTTACACTTACTGGGAATCTATTGATATTATCAACAATTTTTCCATCTCTCGTTGCAGAACCAAAAATCTCAAAAAGACTTCTTTCTTGATTGAGATAATCTTGAGTTTTTATATTCCACTGTGCCATTATTAATCAGTCCAAGTTAATCTTTCTGGTTGATATCTTTGTGCTTTTCGTACTTTCAAAGAATTTTCTGTTATCGGATAAATGTTATGAACAATTGCTCCGGGATATTCATCTTGAAGTTGTTCAGCTAACTTATTCTTATCCAAGATTTTTCCCTCAACTTCCATTCGATATAGTTTTCCTTGCCAAACTACATCTGCAAGAAATGATTCGCCAACTGGTTCTGATTGAGATTCGGAACCGTTAACGTATAAATTTCCATTAAAATCACCAGCAATATTAATTGATTCGGAAATAAACTGCTGAAATGATTTCATATCAATCCTCTTCCGACTCTAGAGAAAACATACTTGCAGAAACATGTGGTCTAATTGCCTCAATCCTTTCAAGTGCTTTTACTTGAAGAACTTGTTTAATTACATCACTTACATCAGATGGTGATTCATTTGACACCAACATATCCATTAATTCTTCCATGTTTAATACACTAATTAACTAATGTATTTATATTTCTCCTTGGGCACCAAGTTCTACACCTGTTTGCATATCAGTCATTCCTGGTTCTTGCGGCATAGTTCCTAAAGGATTTCCCTGTTGCTGTTCTGGATGTTGTGGCATATTCATTAAGGCTGGGTCTGGAATTATTCCTTTTTTAATTTCTTTCTTAATCTGTACATCTATTTCTTTAATTTCTGTATCAGAATGCCCTAAGACAGTCCTTCTTACATAATCTACAGAGAAATATCTTCCAAGATATGGTTCCATTGCTGCAGCAACTCCAAGTTTATCATTCAATAATTCATTTTGTTTGAGGTCTGAAAAATGATTATCATAAACATAATCAAATTGAATATGATCGGATAATATTGCCCAGTCCTCTGGAGAAACTATATTTTTTAATATCAATTGAGTTTTTAGCATATCAATGAAAATTTGAGAAAATCTTTTTCTCAATCTTCCTACAAATCTAGTGAACTTCAGTTCATCTCTTAAAATTTCAGAACTTCTACCTAAATTAAATCCACCACCACTATCAAGTCTAGTTGATGGAACACCTAAAGACTTATAAAGTTTTTTCTGGAAATACTCAATATCTGTAAGTTCTCCTAGATTTTGTCCACCAGGAAGTGTAGTTATTTCCGTTCCTCTACCCCCTTCTCTTCTTGGGAGCCAATAATCCTCAAGCATACTCATGTATTTTCTATCATCACGAATCTCTCCAGTATCTGCATTGTATACTAGTTTATTTCTGTAACGATTCATAACATCACGAAGATATTGCTCTGCTTTAATTTTTGGTAGATTTCCAACATCAATATAGAAAATTCTACGCTCTGGTGCGCGTGATAGTCTATAAATTACAAGACTGTCCTCAATCATGCGAAGTTGATTGAGAGATTTAATGGCCTTATGCAAATATGACAAAACTACTTGCTTATTTCTATCAACTAGTCCAGAAGTAATATAAGTTATTGAATCTTTAGCAATTTTTACTGTTTTGAAGTCGGAACGATATGTTCCCCCTTGCATACTTCCTCCAGTTGGATCGTAAATATAATACTCTTCGAAATCTGGTGAGTCAGCAATTTTCAAAATGTCAGCATTAGAAATACTTTTTATTTCAGAAAATATATCTTTACTTGATTTTTTTAATTTTTTTATATGTTTAATTTTTAAAGGGTCAATATATCTTATTTCTTTCAACCCTTCTTGTGGTTTTTTAACATCAATAACTTTATGATAATAGATTCTTCCATCTACGTACCAATTACGAAAAATCTCATGGCATTTTTTGTCAAAATCCATGATTTCTTTAATGTATTTAAATTCTTCTCTAATTATATCTTTTAATCTATCTGATGCTGGTAGATTTGAAAGTTCTATCTGAACAGGAGAATCATTCAAATCCGATACAATTGCTTCGTTGATGACATCTTCTATTGCACTATCGCACTCTGGATGCAATGACATATCACGATATCTTCTTATTAATTCTGCTTCACTTTTATATACTCCATCAATATCTACATATTGACCATAAAATCCACTAGATACAAAAAAATCCGACTTATCTTCGTCGTTGGGTGGAATCGGGGAGATGATATTTTTTGAGATATCATCTCCCGAATCCTCAATTTTAAAACCAAATAATTTAGACATTCTTTGCTAATAAGATCCTTGTCTTATTATTTATCTTCCCATAATAGAAGTTCCTTGGTTATTGTCATAGATTAAAGAATCGTACCATTGAACTTGTAGGTCAACAGTAAATTCTTCAATTGTATCAGTATTATCATAAGAAAGATCAATTGCACTAACTGCAGATGGGAAACAACCCTTAAATGTGTAAGATTTCAATACGGGCATTGCGCCCTCAGAAATACCAGTGTTGACCATTGTATTGGTTCCGTTGGATTCTGTTCCAGCTATTCTTCCTCTTCCGAGTTGATAAACTGTCATGTCTGCTTGATAATATGCTGGTGTAATCATTCCAGCATTATCATCCAACTTGTTAATCTTATTCATCCAAATCTCAAAAATATTTCTAAGACGGAAATCAACATCATTTATTACTGTAATAGTCCATGGATCAAATGTTCTGTCACCAGCAACTTTCAAATTTCTTCCTCTGAATGGAATATCGATTACTCCAATATTTGATGCTGGAAGATTAGCTGCTTTTACTAAAAATCTATCAACTTCATTTGGAGTCTCACCAATTGCAGCAGGAAAAGAGAGTTCAACTTCAAATAGATTTGCTCTTGTACCACCACCAACTAAAGCTGATTTAAAATTATCAATTGTTCTGTCGCCAAACTTAGGCAGATTTGACATTTTTTTTCTCCTTTGGTTTTACTTTAGATTTATACTTGAATTATTTAAAAATTTCTCAAACTGTGCCAGAGACTTCAGAGAATGAAATTCCAGTTCTTGTTGCAACAAAAGTCAATCCAACAAAGTTGATACTTCTAGCTGGTTGAATGTAAATATCAGCTCTAAATTCATTTGCATCAATGATATCTGGAGTGTTATTTGTCTCATCACAAACCACAAGGTACTCAGTAATTCCTCTCTTTGCCTTCACATCGCGTAAATATGGATCTACAATATTGACAAAGTTGGATCTAGTGATAATATCATTAAATTCAAATAATTGTGATCTTGCTGCACTTTCAATTGCCTTTTCGACTGAAAGGAATAATCTTCTAACATTAATTCTATCAAATGCTGATGGATAACCAAGGGCTGTTTTGTCGCCAAATAGGATAAAACCAGATCCAGGAGTGGATATAACTGGATTTATTCTCTTTCCATAAAGTTCATCTCTTTGGGTTGGTGATGGGCTATATGCCAATTTAACGACAT